GGGATGACGTTCCTTGAACTCCTTGTAGGTTTTGTAGTTCAAGCCGCTGTATTGGAAGCTGTCGATAATCACGATGCCGGGACTGCCCCGGCGCTGCAGACGTTCCTCCAGCTGGTCCATCGACTCGCGGTCAAGGATAACCAACCGCTTGCGCACTTCGTCCATCTTATGCCGTTTCAGGCTCATCTGGAACGAAAGGCCAGTGCTTTCTTCCAGGCTGTCATAGATGACACGTCCGAAGCCGCACAGGTACTTGGCCAGCTGCATCACAAAGCTGCTCTTTCCGTTCCCGCTGGCACCCCAGATAATCCACACGCCACTCTTGGCAGGGTTGCCAATCGAGGCTTGCCAAGCCCCGGTAAATTCATACCGGGGTATCTTCATATTCAGCACCTCACCGGGGCTGTAGGCTCTTTTCAGTTTCATGCTTGCATCCTCCTTAATTTTTCGATTTCGGTATATACGCGCCGCAAGCCGCCTCCGGTGCTGTGAACAATCTTGGCAATGTCGGCACCGTCCGGGGCATTGATTTTGGCCACGATGGCAGCCTGTGCCTTCAGGAATTTTTCTCGTTCCTGTGCATCATCCGGGGTCACCTTGCTGTAGGAGTCACCGTAGCGACTCAACATTTCGGTATAACCCACCTTCTTGCCTTCGATGGCGCGGTTGATCTTTTCCTTCAGCCCGTCTGCACCCATCATATACCACGCACAGCAGCGCTCGGTGGCGTTCCACAGGGCCTTCAGTTCAAGGAAGGCTTCATACTGCAGGTCCCCGGCTTCATCCAGAATAACCAGGGGCGTATCTATCGTGCGGAGGTAAGCCACCAGATCCTCATACACGTCGCTGTAGCGTCCGTTGCTGGTCACGCCGAATTCCTTGGCAATGTAGCGTATCAGCTTCAACTTGGTCTTCACCTGGCTGCAGTCCACATATACGGCGTGCTTGTGCTGCTTCACGTAAGCTTTGGCCGTAAAAGTCTTGCCGATATTGGGCATATCGCACAGGATGGCGCTCAGCCCGCTTCCCTGGCACACTTCCAGCTGCTTGCTCACAAACACATAGGTCGGGGTCTGTGCTGCCTGCCAGGGCATTTCCGTACGCAGTTGCACGCCCAGTCTTCGGGCTATGCCTACCCAGTTGGCATCACTGACCTGCTTTTCATAATTGCCCCGCTTGATGGTATTGTACACACTGGGGGCTATGCCCAGTGCCGTAGCATGACGGTTGTCACTGGGATAATTTTCACGGTCGGCGGCTATCGCTGCCACAATACGTTGCTTTACTTCATTTGTTATTTCCATTTGAATGCTGTTTTAAATTCGTTCTAACGTCGTTAATTATATCTTGGCTACTGCATCATGCTCGAAGGCACTGATGTCCATATAGGCTGAGTAATCTTCTTCCTCGGCTTGTGCAGGAAGGGGAACGGCTTCCGCCTGTACCTCTGTTATCAGCTTTGCTTCCTCTTTGGCAAGGATACCCACACGCTTGATCTTTCCGTCCTTCATCATCTTGTCGAACTTGGCTACATACTTGGCCTGTTCGGTATAGGCTGCCTTGTCGTACTCGGTCTGCTCGGCGGTGGCTTCATTGTAACGTTTCACCTTCTGGCAGGTGTCTATTAACCGGCCATGCTGATATACATAAATTTCCTGCACATTACCGTCTGCGCCTGCCAGCCAATAGGCATCCACTTGGTAGTTGCGCGGTTCCAACCGGTCTATTACGTTCGGGTCGGACAGACGATATACTTCATGGTTTACCGTCAAATAGGCATTCTGCCGGATGGACGTTTCGGTATGCTCACCGATATACCGGTACAACACCGCTTTATCCCAAGGACGAAGATCCGGGTTCTGTGTTCCACAAAGCACATCCCAACGCGTCATGCCAGGATATTTCTTTTGATTGGGGTGCGGCTGGTTGTTCCATTCTTTGATGGAAGCAATATCATCAGCCACAAGCTGCTCGTAAGTATAGGTAGGCACCCGATAGGTGTTGTTCAGTTCGTCATATACCTTTTCCACTTTCGGACGGTTGGCTTCCAGTTTGGCCCACCAGCGGCCGATATTCTGCTGAGTCCGTTTTTCCACGCTGTACTTCTTGCCGCGGTTCACGTGCTCCTGGCGTTTCTCACGGCTGTTGCCGGGGTTGCACCAGTGTATGAGGGGAAAAACCACACCGGCTTGCATCAGGCCGTCTGTGAATTTGTTCACCAGATGGTGTTCCACCTCTATCTGTGCCGGCATATACCAGCCGTTCTGGTCGATGGTCTGAAACATGTTCCTCATACAATCCAGAAACAGGTCCTTGTTCTTGTTCCGGTTGTAGGCGTATCCTACAACGGCACCGCTTGCCACGTCGCTTACATAATAGGCATGCACATAGTTCCCATCGCGCATAGGTCGCGGAAGGTCTCGGTCGTCAGCGGAAATCTTGCTGAATGCATATTGCGGCAGGCTGCGCAGATGGTAGGGGCGCTGGGAGTTGTTGAAGTTCCATTGGGTCTGATGAACTTTGGCCAGCAAGGCAATGGTCTTGGGCTGTTTCAATATGTTGGCTATCGTAGCTTTGCTCAAAACCACCGGATTCCCGCTTTTGTCAGTGAAGTCTTCAGGGTTGAAGATTTCACCCGTTTCCGGATCGTAGGCTTCGCAGTTCCCTGTCACAAACTGGTTATACATTTCTGCCACTACGGTATCATAAGGGTGCTCCGCTTGGGCGGCAAGACCACGGACCAGGTCTTCAATCTTATAAGTCACCTTCCTTCGGTTCTGGTTCATGAACTTGCGGCTGATAAGGCTTTCATAGCCGTTGGACTTGAAGTCATTCACACGCTTCTTGAAGCGGTTGGAACTCACGGGCAGGGTATGCCCGAACTCTGCCTGATAGTAGCTGATGGCTCCTGCCAGCTCGCCCCAGTTCACCGGACCGGCCTTCATGGCCTTGCGCATAAAGGTGGCATCGTCCATCGCACGAAGCACGGCTTCAATGACCGAAGCGTTCACCGTATATTCCTGGATGTGTTCCGGCGGCAGGGTGTCGCCGTTGTCAAAGCGGAACCGGGTGTAGAATTCCCGGGCTTTCGCATCGATGTGGTAATGACCGATAAACCAGTTTCTCAAAATATCTTCTTTCATTTCTCCGTATTTTAATTTTATCCGTTCCTGAAATCGCAGGGGCATGGTGGCAATCTCTATCAGTGCATAACTTCCAAGCCCCTTGCCTTGTCGCACTACGTTGATTTCTTTCCTGGCCGCCAGCTTCTTGTAATTGGGTACCGACATGATGGGAGCAAGTTCTTCCATGGAAAGCATGGATGGATGATGTCCTCGCAGCGCACGGCTCTTGCTGTAGTCGGCCTTTCCGTCTTCCCGAATCACCGGGCGGTCATCGTAGGTCAAATCCTTGTATGATATGCACAATATCTTTCCATAATACTCCATTTCATTGCTGTTTATAAGGCAGCTGCCATCTGTTGGGTCTCGTGCTGCAGCTGCATGAAGTCTGATACAAACTCACATTGGTAGGTTTCGGTCCGTTTTCCGTCCACGTACACGTCCACATCGTTGGTCTTCCGGTGGACTACCAGCTTTACACGGGGACCGAAGGTGCAGGTCATGGTATGCTCACACTCCTCGAAGGTGGTTTCGCAGTTCGGAATGAAGTTCCCGTCAGTCAGTTTGCCGCCTCGCTTCAGGGCAAGAGTGCGTATCCGGCGCGCCTGATCGCTGTCACGGACAAAATTCAGTGCTTGCCACACAGCCTGACGGCTGCATCCGAATGTCTTCATCAAGAAGGTCTTGGTCTCGTTATCTGTCAAAATCTGCTTTCTCATATCGTCATACTTTTTAATCGTTATCGTTCGTTCAAAGGTTTTCAACGGCTTCCGCTATTTCCTAATCACCCGTCAGTATTTCATGAAGGCGTGTCCCTTTCTGCAGTTCTTCGACCAGCACCTGCATCGCTTCCTCACACACACAGCTCACATTCTCTATCACCCGGTAGGCATCCGAGTTGCTTATCTCATCCTCCGTCATGAACTGTCCGGCCAAATCCATAGCCTGGTCGGCAATGTTCTGTGTATGGGCCGCACTGCTTATCATCGTGCGAAGCTTCTGCTTGAACTGGCGTTCAGCTCTCCCTTGATTGAAATTCTTTGCCATAATCTAAATTTTAGAGGTTAATATCGTGGGGCGCGGGGAATCGAACCCCGACGGCTTTCTACGCTTTCTTATTTCGCTTTCTCATTTTCGATTTACCAACTTTCCGGCCGTGCCTGCCGCCCCTGCCCGTCTTTCCGGGCTGCCAGTTATCCGGCAATCTATTTGCCTTGTTCTTCTATCATCGAAAGGACAACCTTCCTGTCTTCATCCCAAAGCGGAAGCCCCAATTCGATGGTCCGTTTCACCACTTCCACTTCACCAGCCAGCCTTACCGCTTCTTTGCGGAAATCGGTATCGTCATACGCATGTGCCTTGCCAATCAGAAAGTCGGCAAGGTCGCTGTTACGTTGCCGCATGGATTCCTTTAGGTTGGCGTTTGTGTCCTCCAACACTCCTAAGCGAATGCCGATTTCTTTGAGCGATTGCCGGATTCCTCCGCTCGTCGGGTCGTCCATCGCTTTAAACTCCTTGCAGAAGTCATCCTTATACATGTCTGTGGCCATATAAAGCCGGTTGATAATGGCAAATGTTTCTGCATTTACCGCGCATTGGGTTCTTTCCTCAAATTCTTGCTGTGTCATAATCCTTATGTTTTTATTTTTCTTCTATATGTATCATATCCAGTATGTTGTCCGTCGCCATGCTGTTGCATACAAGGATGGCAGCCTTCACTCCGTTTTCCTTCATCCACCTCTTTGCTTCGGCAATGGCAGGTGATTTCTGCCAGCCGTCTGAAATGGCAGCACCCAAATCATTATAGTGCTCATCTGTCAGTTCAAACCAGTATCTTTTCATGTTCTTTAATCCTTAAAATTCGCTAATCACACGCCTTTTTTGTATATTTGGCGCGCTGTTTACATCTTAAACACGCTGCAAATATAGACAAGATTTCTCGATTATGAAAGGAAAACAACAAGAAAAATCACCTATTAAGCAAAATATCTTGCTTTATTTAGAAAAAAAAGGTGTAACACCCTATGAGTTTTATAAAGAATCGGGGGTTACAAGAGGAATTCTGCAACAAAATAATGGTATCAGTGAGGATAATATAGCAAGATTTCTCGCGTATGCTCCAGATGTAAACATCGAATGGCTTCTTACCAGCAAAGGAACCATGTTAAAAGACGATTTGAACAGCATTCAAACAACAAAAGAATCAACCCCTTCTGAGCTACCTGCTACTTCTGATGACGCATCTGCCGACACACCTGGCACCGCCCATGCACCCGAAGCCGTCGCTGTTTCAATTTCCCAAAAAGAAAAGCAGACCATGAAGCCAATCCCGTTGGTCACGGAAACCGCAGCAGCTGGTTTTGGCAACTGTGACTTTGCCATCGCAGAACAGGATGTCAAGGATTACTATGTCATCCCGAAATTCCGCTACAGCCGAGTCGATTTCATGATCGAAATATCCGGACTATCCATGCACCCTCATTTCAATCCCGGAGACATCATAGCCTGCACCATCCTCACCGATCGAAAGTTCCTTCAGTGGAACAAGTGCCACGTCATTGCCACTCGCGAGCAAGGCATTCTTGTCAAACGTCTTATGCCAAGCAAGCAGAAAAACTGCCTCACTGCCATATCCGACAACAAGGACTACCCTCCATTCGATATTCCGCTGGATGAAATCACAGGCATCGCACTTGTGGTCGGATCTGTCAGCCTCGAATAAGCCTTACACACTCAGGCATCAACACATAGGCGCATTTCACACGATACACGCAGCCGCCTCCCAAACACGGCGCACGCACACTCTTTGGAAGGCTATTTCAGGATACCAGAGCGTAAAATCGCTGAAAATCAAAGGTTTCATGCTTATATATATAATGTATGCCAACAAATAAATGTCGTTTTTCCTATCTGGAAACAGCAAAAAACGGCACTTATTTACATTGGCAACCCTTTTTCCTATTTCGGGCGTACCCTCTAAAAACCGAAAAAGTAACCCTAAAAGTAACCCTAAACTCATTAAAGTAGTAACCCTAAACAGTAACCGTAATAGTAACCCTAAGCTCAAAATTACCACCCGTAAGGGCATAAAAAAAGGGGAGCCATAAGCTCCCCAATCAGCATTCAAAGAAATAACGCCTACAAGCCTTTCTAACGGCGTTATTATATCGTTCTAACCATAGCCCTTACTACCTCCCGAAATGAGCGTAGATTGCTTAATTATAGCCTTTTTCGTGCATATTGTGCCGTTACCAGACAGACCGGCATGAAGGAGGTAAGACTTGCTTACTCCCACCTGATCTGCCGTCAGAACCGTATAAACAGCCGATATACTGCTGAAATACCAGTCTTTCTGCTTCGTCCCGTCTATTTTATGCAGCAAATGCACATGAATCACTTTTGCCATATTCGTTTCTATTATGCTGCAAATATACCAAATAATGCCTATTTGGAAGAATTTTAAGGCACTATATTTTAAAATAGGCACAAAAAAACGGCCACACAGCCGTTCACATCATCATATAACAAAATCCATCAACCCAGCCATAAAACAGCCACACAGTCGAAAACAAAGCCCTTCCAGGACGTTTTAGCCCCATCTGCAAGCCCGATGTAAAGCAATCCCCCGAAGATCCGCAGAAAAGCCCATCAAACGTAAAGCAGATGTAAGCCCATGTAAAGGAAAAAACCGCTTCGAAATATTCAGTCTATTTTCCCGACCATACCTAAACCCTTTGGTTCTCAAAGCCTTTCACCCATTTTCCCCGATCATTGAAAAAACCGCTTCGTTCTATGCCCCATACAATGTGTATGAAGTAAGTTTTGATTCTACAGGCAAAGGATGGATTGCCACCGAAACCGGTATGTGTATTTATGATCCGGCTTCTCAAAGTTTACGCTCTAATGTGTTTCCGGAGGGATTCGTTCATCGGGATAAAGTGCGTACTATCTACGAAGATGCTGGACACAATCTCTATTTTATCCGTGAGAAAGGGAGCTTGTTTACATCTACTTTAACGATGGATCGTTTCCAGAACCGCTCTATCTTTTCTACTCTTCCGGACAATTCGCTAATGTCTGTTATAGAAGATAACCAAGGCTGGTTGTGGGTGGCTTGCAATGACGGGTTATTGCGTATCAAAGAAGAGGGAGAGGAATATGATGCTTTCACTTTTAATGATGGAGTGCCGGGACCAACTTTTACGAATGGAGCTGCTTATAAAGATGAAAAAGGACTATTGTGGTTTGGTAACACTAAAGGACTGATTTATGTCGATCCGAAACGTGTGGACGAAGTGCGTGGCAAGGTTCGTCCGATTGTATTTACCGATATACTGGCTAATGGCGTACCTTTTACCAGTTCCTCTTTGAAATACAACCAGAATAATTTGACTTTCTGTTTCACAGATTTCGCCTATGGTCTGCCATCTGCCTTACTATATGAATATCGATTGGAGGGAGTGGACAAGGACTGGAAACTATTGGCTGCGCAGAACGAAGTCTCTTATTACGGACTTTCTTCCGGGACTTATACTTTCCGTGTACGCCTTCCGGGAAATGAGCAATCGGAAGCTATCTGTCAAGTGACAGTACGCCCTATGATACCTTGGTGGGGATGGACGCTTTCCATTTTATTAATCGTAGGAATTATAGCCTTTATACGGTATTATGTCTGGAAACGTATGCGTCGTTTGCTTGTTTCTTCTGCTTCGCTGGTTTCGGCATCATCAGTAGAGGAGGCGATACAACAAAGAGAACAGTCTGTAGAACATCCGGAAGTAATTTCAGAGCAACAACCTTCCGTTGTTGAAGAGAAATATAAGACCAATAGACTGACTGAAGAGGAATGTAAAGAACTCCATAAGAAACTGGTGGCTTATGTGGAGAAAGAAAAGCCATATATCAATCCCGACTTAAAAATGGGTGACCTGGCTGCTGCATTGGATACTTCCTCACATTCATTATCGTATCTTTTGAACCAGTATCTTAATCAGTCCTATTATGACTTTATAAACGAATACCGTGTCACTCAATTCAAGAAAATGGTGGCGGACAGCCAATATTCACGTTATACATTGACTGCATTGGCGGAACTTTGTGGATTTAGTTCGCGTGCTTCTTTCTTCCGGTCATTCAAAAAGAGTACGGGAGTTACTCCGAATGAATACATCCGTAGTATTGGCGGCACAGCCAAAGAAGAGTAA